TTGATTTCCTCTAAGCACTCTATACGAGCGGTAATCAAGTTCTTTTGAACGTTATCGCTATCTTGCTCAAACAATTCAATTGTCAAACCTTGTGCCTCAACTCTTTCAAGGTAGTCACGATCAACAATTAAAATCTTATCGTCAGCAACAAAGTCTACTGGTACTACTGGCATACCGCTAATTTGCATTGAACCATCTACGTTAGTCAACACACCACCTGAACCGCTGTAATAGCCGTTAGTGTAAGTCAACTTATTTAAACGAGCCAATTGAGCGTGAGAAACTAAACCGAAAGAAGCAGCAAACTTTGCAGTTCTTTGGTTTGCGATGTAGTCAATAATTTGCTTTACATCGTCTGTTTCAGCAGTAGTAGTTGAGCCAGTTGCAGCACCGCTAACAGTACCATAGAAGGTAGCATTCTCACCACTTGCGCCGCCGTAAAACTCACGGAGCAACAAACGTGGTAAGGTAGACTGCATCCACGGTAATGCCATAGTCATTTGCTTTGAGAAGCGAACGAAACCAGCAACATATTTGTTAACGGTTTTAATCTCGCTAAAATCAAAATCAATTTGACCTTTTGCAGAACCTTCAGTTTGAACAGCAATACCGCCCTCTCCAGCAGTTTCACGATAGTACGCTTGTACCAAAGTAGAACTATTAGAAGTTGGGATAAGGTCACGGAAATTGGTCTTTTGCGCTGGTAAAATAGCGTTACGGCCATAGTTCATTACGCTGTCACCAGTTAGGTTTGCACCTAAAGTCATATTACCAACTGCTTTCAATTGGAACTTATGCTTTTGACCACGAGCAATTGAATCTTGGATAGCCTTAAACTCGCTTTCAATTCCTTCGGCAAATGCTTCGCCAAAAGATTTCTTACTAGGAGCTTGAGTCTTTTGCTTAGTAGCTAAGTCATCAAACTGCTTTTGAAAAGAAGCTAACTTCTCTTCTAACTGTGCATGAGTAGCGACATTCTTTAAATCTTCTTTGTGCTGCTCAAATGCTTTTTTCATATCAGCATTTTCGTTAAGGCTTGTAGCTAACTTAGCTTCAATTGCACCTAACTTTTCGGTAGCCGATTTCACCAATAGGGTTACATCTTCCATTTTTAAAAGTTTTGTAGTGTTAAATTAAATTGTGCGAGTGCTTCCCTTAACTTAGCTTCTCTTTCCTGCTTAGCAGCTAATTCTTTCTGTTCGTTTTCATCCGAAGCAGTATTAGTGCCTTTTGCGCTTTCAAGAATAAACCTTTCAAGGTACTTGAACTCTAAATTGAGTAATGACAAATCTTCATATTTGCCGTCCTTAATTCCTTTGTAAATCTTTCCGAAACGCGCACCGATATTATCAATGCTCATTTCCTTCTCAATATTACCAATGAAGTTCTTTACCACTTCAAGGGTAGGGGTATCGCTTTGTGCGCCCCATAAAACCGCGCTGCCCTCCATTAGGGTAACATCGGTTATTAATCGGTAATCTTTCTTGTCTTCGCTTGTATTTGTGTAAAACCCAACTGAATGTTGCGTAATATCCCCACCCGTGTATAATGGCCAGGCAACTTCGCGCCAATTGAAACTGTTTTTGTATTCTGATACCAATACCAAGTATTGCTGTTCCATGAACAACTCTGATGCTTTACTCAATGCACCCTCACGAATACCCCAACGATGATCTAATAAATGCCAAACTTCATTTGACCCTTTCGGTCCGTGTGCAGCAATGGTGCGGTTAAATGCTTTTGAATCAAACACGTCACCATCACGGTCTAATTTCTCAACGGTTGCAATAGCTATTTTGACGCGCTTTGTAGCTTCGTCAACATCTAGGATGCCCGTTCCATCCATAAACATTTTATTCTCTATTGCTTTACCCATTGCTAACTAAATTTATTAGTACGTTATTCAAAGTTACTAAATTATTTAACACGAAATTTATTACAGTATCAAATTCATTACCGCCAATTGGTTGGCGTAGTTCACCCGTTGGGATAAACGCAACTACGCATCGGCAATTACATACGTTCATTGCACTTGCAGACGGGTCGCATGGGTACATCATAGCCTCAAATCCTTTCATTCCAGGAACAAAGAACGGTTGATTGAACGGTACACTTATACCGTCCATTCTTAGGTGGTCTGTTTGGTTGCGCGGGATGCGTCTTGTTCTGTTACTCTGTGCGCTATCCCATACCTTGTTCACTACAACCCCGCTATTGGCCGCAGCAAACATTGCCCCCGTATTCATAGCCCTTCCCGTTTCGGTTCGTGTGATTAGTCTCGCCCTTGCTGTGCTTTCCGTTAATGCTCGTAACCTTGCAGCTATCTTGTTATTCCCTATTCCCTCTTCAACCCCTTGCGCTATTATTTCAGCCATTATCTTGCGCTGTGTTTCTTCAATCGGTTTAACAGAGCGGCTAAGTAAGTACCTATTTAAGTACTCACGCATAAAAGCATTATAGTTATCAATTGCGGCGTTCTTCTTAGCTACCTTTCGTTTAATATCCTTATCGGTATAACGCGCCCACCTTGTACCCGCATCAATATGCAGGCTGGTAAGAGTAGCGGTCATTTGTTCGGTAGGTAGCGCGGAAATAATACCATTATCTTCATACTGCTTTGTTCCATCCTCTATCATAGCATCTAAAGCCGCTTTGACGGGTTCATCATGTTTATTCGTGATGCGCTTGAAATATGCTGAATAGTATCTATTTGCCATACGGGTCGTTACTCAAGTCTATTGGTGCTTCGCCTAATGCTACAAGGTTTTGAGGAACTAATATCGTTCTGCGTGTTTCTTCATCCATCCAATCGGGAACTGGTTCACCTAATAATTCGTAGGTGCGCTCAATACTTATTGGGGCTTTGCTAATCCAATCCATTAACTCTTTCTTGTTCTTCTGTAATTCAGGGTAACAAGCTAAGTCATAGTCAATTATGCGGTCTTTAATGCCGCCCCAATCGCTGTAAATCTTACGGTTAAAGTTATTGCGTAAGCTATTTAAGTGCGGAATAGTAGCGCGAACCGTTAATGCTTTCTCCGCTTCAACCAAAGAATTATAAGATTTATTATCAGGATCATTCAGTAGTTGACTTGGTACACCGTAAATATTACAGAAAGCGCGAACATCATTCCAATAGGCTTGGTTTATTTCCATATCCTTTGCGCTCATTGAAATAGGGGTGAACCCAATATCGGCTGGAGTGATGGAAATACTACCACCCTTTTCAGGGCCTTTAACGGACCGTAAGTGCTTACGTAATAAGTCTGCTTGGGTAAGTAGTTCCTCGTAGTTCATGTCATTGCCGCCCTTAATACTAATAACCCCAAAATGCCCACCATTCTGTAATATACTTACCTCGTATTGCTTTTGGCTGTTTGATTTAGTAAGCAACTTTGCCCCCGCGTGTAATGGGCTTTGCCCGTATAACTGCGAACCAACCCCATCATAATCAAGGTTGGCGAACTTATCGTGCATGATTTCTTCGCGGTTGAATGTAGTAACGGTATTAACTTGCAATTGATACCCTACGACTTCAGTCGGTACGGCTTGTACATTTGCAATGATGCTCATGTATTGGCTAGGTAGCGCGTGTAGGCTATTTGGTAGCCCATTGTTCGCACCCGCTTCAATTAGCTTGCCGTATGTATAACTATCACCCGTTATTAGTTTGTAAGCTACTAGCAATTCAACTAAATCACTCCATGTGTCGTTTTCGTTAGGGTATTTCAAAAGGTCGCTAATCTTTGATGGTTTGTCTACGATTTCCATAGACTTTGATTGCCAGCGTAGAACTTCACCCCAATCAGTAATCTTATCAGGTTGAGCAATTATCGATTTGTATTTTGCGTATGCTTTTTTGTCCTTTATTTGGTATTCGTACCAATCGGGTACTTTAGCTTTGTCGGTTATTAGGTTCACCACCGAATAAACAATATCATTACCCATGTAGCCCGACTTAACCTGGTCTAGCTTATTTTGCCCCGACCATGTTACAACCCCATTCCCTATCTTTTGAGCCGTTACCATTTGCTGATTCAATCGCAGCCCTAAAATGGATGCTAATTTGCGTTGGATATAATTCATTCGGGAAATATTTTACTTTCAAAGATAAGCATTTTTGTTAAGCTACGAATGGTTTGAACTTGGTACGGTTTAGTTCGTTCTTTATAACAGCCGTTAGGTTATCCACCTCATCATCATGCAGCCCATTCGGGAACGATGCACATTGGTTAAGGAATGAATCATTCCAATTACCTTCAACTAAGAATATTCTACCCGCTTCTATCTTTGGAGATACGGCATTAACCCTTGTAACCTTATCGTCTTTTGGTGCTTCATCTTCAATAATATTTAACCCCGTTGTTTGCTTTATCTGTTGAACTATGCTTTTGCCACTTGCTTTAGGTTCTACCCTTATTTTTGATTGTGGGCTATAACCGTACAATTGCACCCATTCTGGCAGCCATTGGCAAAGCTGCGGAAATTCTTTCCATACGCTAGTGGAATGTAGAATATAAACATTTGTTCCATCTGTTTTGTA